TAGCAAAGATCTTATCGATATGCGGCTTATCTGTGACAAGCTGCGTAAGTCTTTCGTTATGCATAGCGCGCTTTCTTTCTTGCGCGGCCGGAGTTTTTACTGAAGCTATATCCTTATCACGCGCACCTTCCATATACTTGATGAAGTCTTTGTGATTTGGTGTAGTTCCATTTTTAACTGTAGAATTGATATATGTCTTTACGTGCAGAGTGTGAGGATCTAAAGCAGAGTATGCTTCTTTTGGAGTATTAGCAAATACCTGAGACGCAGCATCGATATGCTTCTTGAACTCGGTTTGTTGCTTAGGAGTGTATTTGATCTTACCCAGATCGTGCTGAGTCGAGATCATGTGTACGTCTGGATGTGAAGAGAATTCGTTCAGCTTAGGACCATATTGAGCTTTCATATCAGGCAAAGTAGGTCCATGATAAGCCGTATGGACTGCAATACCGAGCTTTGAGTTTAGTGCTTTTCTTCCGGAAGGAGAATCGGCTGGAGCAGAATATCTGATGGTATTAGGAGTGAAGTGGGCTTTACCGTTCGTGTAACCAACATCGCCGGCTGTGTGCATGATGTCGCCCTGATAGACTCCTTCTTTAGGAGTCACTTTAGGTAGATGTTCTAGAGCTGCTTTGAGTTTTTGAACTAGGCCAGGTGCGTGTCCATGATTACGCTCGATATCTTCCGGAGTGTAGTTGATCTTTGGTTGAGCGTTAAATACCGACTTAGAAGCCACAAAGAACTTACCGTTGTCTGGGTTGTGCCCAAAGATTACAGAGGGAGAACCATCGTACTTCATAGTTACTCGTGTATCGTTCTTATGTCCGGTGAGCTTATTGTGCACATCCATAAGATTGTTGTAGGCGTGTGAAAAGCCTTCTTGGCCGGCATTGATAACGTGGTCTTCAGCGTGTTCAAGGTGAGTAAGCTTTTCCTCGTTTGCTTCTCGAGATTCAACGAGGAAAGAACTAAAAGTGCGCATATAATTCTCCAAAATATAACATACTATTTATTAAACAAAACAGCTTACATTCAGTTTATTCATATCTATATTCACACTACCGGTATTTACTGGAGCAATATTAAATGGAGATTTTGATCTCATAGAAAACTGCATTTCAAATGTAAATTGATAGTTTCCGCCACCCTTATATTGTACACGAGCTCTATATGTAGCTTTAGCTGCATCACCAAATCTAGGAACATTCTTGAGCTTATATGGATTAGTCGTACCCATTAGATAAAAGCCATGAGTTCCAACATTGACATAATATGTCTTCTTTTTATTATAGTATTGCTCTATCTTTGACGCAGGTATTTCACCTTTAATGTCTTTAAATGCTTTTTGATCACGATCATATATCTGTTGTTTAGACATAGAAGACGTAAAAGCTTTAAGGTTTGGATCATTATCTCTTTTTAAAGGAATTTCTTTCCAATTTGTTTTTATAAGATCAAACAGTTTAATTTCATTAGCTAGATCACGAATAAACAGCTTTTCATCTTCATCGGGTTTGATATTACCAAATCCCCATGACTTCTTAGCAAAATCATATTTCAACACTAAAGAGCCTGCAGAAGCTGCCGTGATCTTAAGTTCGCATCCCTTCTTATCACCTTTATATAACAACATAAGATCTGGTTTATCGTGACCAGCACCAGCTGGCTCAAAATCATGTGGAACTAGTCCTAATGACTTAAGTGCTTTTGCAGCATTTATCTCGTATTGAAATCCTTGTTGTGCTGCCATAAATTATCTCCTCATTTAGGAGTATTTATAGATCTACCACCATTCAGGATAATTGCCGTGCTTCCAGACTGCAAAGTCTTTCTTAGCACCCTTGTAGTAGTTGCGATAAGCTTCTACAGTATTGGCAGTCTTGTATTCTTCGGGCATGCATTGCGGAGGAGTAGTCATATAGCCAATCTCAATATTACGAGGCAGCTCGTACAGCTTACTAAGAAGCTTAGTCTCTGTGGCATGAGTCTTACTATATCGACGAGTGTATTCTTTACACAAGCCATCCATCAAACACCAAGCCCACATATAGTTGTTGTTTGATTGACGTACCCACTTGGCCGAGGGGTGATTCTTGTGAGTCTTGCGATACAGATCAGGATCGACATTGGCATCGCCGTCAAGTTCACGATGTGCAGTTGACAGGAGTTGAGCAGTCTCGAGAATCATCTTGACCACATGCTTGTCGCAATGCATCTCGGCGGCTTTGTAAGCGTTGGAATGAAGATAGAAAATATTCATAGTAAGTCCTGAGCTATTGATATACTATTATTATATCATGCTCTGAATTTTTGTACACTATTTTGATGTGGCTCTAAACACACCATCCCAGTTTTCAGGTGGCGAATTAGATTCCATTCTTTCCATCATCATCTCGTAATACGCCGATAACATACCTTTCCATCCAGTCTTAAGAATTCTGGCCAGTCTAGTAGCTTCTGACCAATCACCAGAACGATACGTTTCTAAGAATTTTTGATGATTTGTTGGACTCTGATGATCCCAGAAATCTAGAACAGTATAGATTTGTACTGGTTCTGTCTTGCCCTTAACTGCAAGTAGATCCAATTCTACTACTTGGTATTCTTCTTTTACGTATTCGGCAGTCTTTGGTCCGATAACAATCTTGACGCCATATGGCTTAGATTGTCCTTCCAGTCTGGATGCCAGGTTGACACCATCACCAAGACAAGTATAATCAAACCTTTGGTCAGAACCCATGTTCCCAACAACCACGGTATCCGTGTTGATGCCCAAGCCCATACCGAATGCAGGTACTCCTTCAGCCTTAATGTCATTATTAAAGTTCTCCAAATCTTTTAACATAGTAAATGCAGTTTTTACGGCATGAATTGCGTGTTGCTTGTCGTCTAGGGGAGCATTCCAGAAAGCCATCTGGGCATCGCCGATGTATTTATCAAGAGTTCCCTTGTTCTCTAGAATAGCTTTGGTCATTGCGGTCATGTAACGATTCATGATCTTTGTCAGTCCCTGAACATCTTTACCATAGTGTTCGGAGATAGTAGTAAAGCCTCGAACATCTGTGAACATGATCGAAAGTTCTTGCTCATTACCACCAAGCTGCAGAAGTTCTGGTTGTCGCTGGAGCTGAGCCACTAGATCTGGACTCAAGTAAGTACCAAACTGTTTTTTGATCTGTTGCTTCTGTAGAAACTCTGAGATGAATTTTACGGTATAGATATGCATATAAACAAGCAATACAGCCAGAGCATTATATGTTACATCTACTAGAATATGATAGTGCGAGAATAGATAGAACGGTAAATACAGATAGCCGATAATCAATCCGGCGATATAAATGATCGAAAATCTAAAGCGTGAGATAATTATCAATGCCAGACAAAGAACGAAAAGACCTCCAAAGTCTACGAGAGGTGCCCAATTTGGAATTGAAACCGAATCACCGTTTATTAGTGTCTGAAGAAGATTGGCCTGAACCGTGTGGGGATATTGGCTGCCTGACGGACTTGGAACCGGATTTGTTACGCCAGCGGCAGTCACTCCAAGAATAACTATCTTTCCAGACAAGTCGGGATGCACATCACCGACATCAAACTCTTTGAACTTATAGTTCCAGTTTATGAATACTCGTGAATACTCGTCCGTCTTGATAGTATTGAACTGAGGTATTCTTAGAGCTTCTACTCCAGTTTGATTTATTTTAGCCTGATACGATGGATCTCCTGCTATTACTCTGAGCATTTCCATCGAGAACGAGGGATAGTATTCTCCCTGAGACATAGCCAGCAGAGGAACTCTTCTGACTACACCGTCGATTTCTGGCAGAGTAGAAGTTATTCCAACGCCAGCAGCTTTAGTCTGAAATTCTGGTATATTGTCTAATACGCAGGGATAGTTTGGAAGAAAGTCAGTAGACTTTCCATCTCCGACCACGGCTACACCGGTTCTTCTAGTATTCGAATTAGAACGACTGCAGTCGGCCACAGTCTGAGAAAGTACAACTGGATATTTTTCTAGAGTCTTAGACAGAGAATCGTCAGTCTTGAATCTATCTTTCTCTGGAAACAGTATAGTGTTACCGACTACTCCAGCGCCAGAAGAATATAGATCGCCGATTATTTTGGAATATACTTCGCGTGGAAACGGATATTGACCATATTTTTCTAGAGTCTTTTCTGAGATGTTTGCCAATACTATCTGATCAGACTGCACTGGCTTCTGAATCATCAGCTGATCATAGAATTTTAGTTTTATAGCTTCTACAAAAGTAGGATCTGCAATTTTTACTGAGAGCAATATTCCAAACGTGAATAAAGCCAACCATGGTGATAACAGGATAGCTCTTAGTTTCTTCATATCGATTCTCCAGTTTATATTATTTATTGGCTTCCTGACTTTTGTATTATAGTAATGTTGCCCTGTGGCCTACCAGTACCAGAAGTCGGCCAGTGATGATCTGCAAAGTTAAATGAATCAATAGTTCCATCTTGAGCTACGGTAACTTGAGTCTTAGTATCTAGTGGTAGATACACATCAGCAGACTGTAGTTTAGCATCAGACAGTATAGATATAGCCCAACCAGTTTGAACTTGTTTTTTGTTAAAGATCGGAGATACGACTGTGTATATTGTATCAGTAAGTGGTGTACTAGGATTGTTTTTGACATAGACTTCTAGAAGTTGTTGTTGAGTAGCTACTGGTCTTAGAGCCACAGCGATCTCTTTTACGTCATCTGTAGTACCAACATCTGGTTCTGAGTTCTCATCTGCCTTTGCTGCAGATGGATTCAATCTCTTTAATAACTCTTTTCTAGCGTTTAGAACGAAGTTGTCACCCTTAGAATCCGATACTGTAGTAAGCTGTAACGTATTGTTCAGTGGTTTGTCTGCTAGATTCAGTGAAGTTGGAGTCGTCGGTGGTACCGTAGCGCTCTCGACTAGAGTGGCTTGATAGGGCTGATTCATCGTTACTGTACCAGCAGAAGTAGCTACTTCTATCTCACCGGTAACACAGTCAGTACCAATTTGTATTCCGTCATTATTAACACAACTAGGAAGTAGAATAACCATGGTTCTGCCGACTTCGTCTACAGACATCAAAAAGTCCGTGCCTCTGACACCAATCGTAGATGTAGGAGTTCTGATATTTACGGCAGACGGATTACCATGCGCAATAGCTCCTGAGGCATATCTCACCGTTCCAAGAGCTACTTTCATTCCAAGCTTTCCCTTAGACGAAGCTCCGCCATCGTAGACAAAGTCGTCTATTACAAGCTTTGAATTCTCAGTTATATTGACTTTGGTTTGATCAGAAAACGTGATACCGAATCTACCAGATGAGCTGGTAGAGACCGTATCCATCTTTTCTATTCCCAATCCCCTACTTGCGATTAGGGTGGAAGCAGATCTTTTTATCTGTCCTCCACCCTTGAACTCCGTAATAGAGCCGATCGCTGCGTAAGCTGGACTTACTAGTAGAATACTAGTGAGAAGTATTAATATTGATCGTGCTACCATTTGTAACACTCTTAATGTTAATCACGGTCGATAGTGCTCCAGCTTGAGATGAAGTGAAGTTGTTGTTTGTTCCGGTCAAATCTACTAAAAGCGAATGACCATTTACTCCACCAAGACCCGTTTGACTTACATTAAATGTATTATAGTCACCCGCTACTTTGATATTTTGAGAAGCGTTTGGTGACAGAGCATCTATTGTAAATGCGTTAGAGTCGCCACTGACGTCCATGGTGTTTACTATATTAGATCCGGATCCATGGAAAGCTAGAGTATTAGAATCACCGGTAAATTTAGAATTCATGTTTAGTCCAGTACAGATAGAATCTGTTACTAAATTTCCGCATCTAAGATCGATTTGGTTAGAATTACCGAGCTGTCTAAGAGTAACCGTGGCGTTATCATTAGCACCAGTTCCAGATAC